TCCATCCTGAAAGAGCGATGATGTGGTTATCTGCTGCTGGATCTAGACGACCCGCTACTCTTGTGTAGACTGTATCTGAAAGAGTTGCACTTGCTGCATCTGGACGAGCATCGTTTGGTTGAATAGGGAAGTTACCCCATACAAAGTCAATTGCTACGTTACCTGCGTCATCGAGCAGGTTTCCGTTGTTATTTGTTGCCATGAATAGTCTGCTTTCTCTAGAGAAGTTAAAGCCTCATGCGCTTAGAGGCATGACAAGTCTACTTAAAATCATCGCAATCATGGTCTTCAAGTTCATTTGTTTCTAGGACGGTGTAGCAGTCCTTGCATTTGAAGAAACGCACATCATCTAGACCCACATGCAAAGAGTCAGCATGATACTCGCTCTGATCCATCTGAGGACCTGCTAAAACTTCTGGAGGAAATGGGCCCCTAGGGCTGTGCGCTGCTGAGGGCACGTAATGTCCCTGTATCGCAAATTTGCGAATTAACTTCATCTATTCCTCTGTTTTCTTAGGAGCCTTCTTCTTTGAAACTGAAAGTATTTCAACAACCTCTTCTTTAGCATCAGTAAGAGCCTGAGTAATGTTTAGTAATCCAGCCTTACGACGATCCTCTAAAAAACTTGGTAGGTCTTTACCGCAGTAATGTACAGACTTCTCTTTTGTTATACGGTAGACGTACAGGGCATCGTTAGAACAATTTGCACACTTCATTACCACTCCAATCCATGACTAAATTTTTTGCTTTCTGGGTCATACTCCGCACCACCACCCATAGGTCCTGGGCGTGATGGCATTGGAAACATCTCGGACAAGATCGTCTTGTGCTCTTCTGGAACATCTCGATGTTCAGACAGGTTCTGTGCACGAGTCCAAAACTCTGGTGGGTACATACCAAAATTACGAAGTATCTGACCATGAGACTTTAATGCAGGAATCTGCTTCGTGCGAACTGCAAAGTCTAATATCTTTTTGTCAATTGCTGACAATGGGTTTACTCGTGAGTCATACCCAGCATTAAAGTGGTTGTATGAATTATGGTCACGAGATAAACCGCCAGCCATAGTTACTTCTTCTTTGGTCGTGTTCCAGGAGCCGTTGGCTTTGCGCCCTTAGACTTCACTGGTACTGGTGGGACTTTTTCTCCCGTAATTGGATGAGTTGCTGTGTTGTTCTTTAGTGTGCCTGGCACTGGTGCTCCTGTCGTTGATGGGTTTATTGCTCCGCGTTTTAGGTAACCAGGTACTGGTGCTCCAGTATTTGCTGGTGTTGGTTTTTCTTTTCTAGCGAGTACTGTTTGTTCTGTGTGGCGTTGGTGAGCCATAGCGGTCTCGTAATGATAGCGCTTTCTCTTGTTTCTTTCCTCTTCATGCTTTGGGTTAAAAGAGTCAAGAAGATTGGCAGCCGCTAAAAACGGGTTCCAGTCTTTTGCTTGAAATTGCACGTCGCTCATAGGTCTATCTTCCCTTAAATACGGGGTTCAGTCTTTGTGTCTGTTAAACAATTTTCAATGGCAATTAGCCTTTCGCCCATCTCTACAAAGGCCTCCATGACTAACTCTTGGTTTGCATAGAGTTTGTTGACGGTGTCTTTTGTGGACTTACCGCCGTTTTGACTTAACTCGCCATCTAGTTTGTTGAGGCGCTGCATCACTCCTGGGACTTCATCTCTGCCTGGTGCCGCCTCTTCGCCTTCCCAGTCGCGCATGAAGCGCTCCATCCACTGCATAAATCGCTTCACTCTTTTGTACAGTGGGTTCAAGAGAACTCCTAGGCTAATGAGAGCACCAGTGACAACTCCAATTGTCATAAAGGTATTTGTCACTGGTGCATCTCCTCTAAATTACTTCTTGCCGAAGCCGTATGATGGATCTTTTGGATTTATAAACTTTGCTGCTGGTCCAAGTAGACCTGCAACAAAAGCGTTAGCCAATGTCTTTGGGTCTGTGATGCCCGCCATGTAGAGTGCTGCTACTGCAGCAACAGATGCACGAAGCCAAGTTGCACCTGCAGCCTTAAGTACGTTGATATCCATGTTTCTCCTTACTAGATGCCCCCAGGTAAATAATCCCTTATTCGTCGCGGTTACGCAGGGGATACGTAACTACCCATGCGAAGATTGTTCCAATAATTGCGTATCCAACAACAGTTTTAGCGCTTCCGTCGAGAACGACCCATGCAATGAACATTCCAAGGAGTGTCCAGAGTTGATCAATCATGTCTTTTAGTATCTTCATTTTCCTACCTTTCTTCGTCTCATTGCTTTGCTCTCACCAGATGGACCGCCACCGCCAGAGTTACCTCCACCAGTAGAACCGCCAGTTGAACCTCCAGTTGCACCGCCTGCTGCTGCTACAGCATTCATAGCAGCACCTGCTGCAATAACTGTTGCAACAACCATCTCGGTTGCTTCTTCACGTTCTTCATTAGACATGTCAGCACCAACACTTCCAAGGGCAGCAAGTGCGGCTCCTGGATCAGACAATGCAGTTGCTAATAACTCTGACGGATTCTCAAGAAGTTCTACCTGTGCAGCAACTTCTGCAGTGATAACAACTTCATTTCCATTCTCATCTTGACGAACTTCAACAGGAGTCGATGCTGGAAGATCCTTGTACTCAAGTCCTGCGGCTTTTATATCTGCAGCACGGACTGCTTCACCAGGTGCAACTGCTGCAATTAGTGCTTCAGCAACTACAGCCTTTTCAGCCGTTGTTAATTTCCCATCTGCCATTGCGTTTGTCACTGCCTCTGCTACAGTTGGTTTTTCTTCAACTACAGGAGGTTCAGGTGCAGGAGCAGGCGATGGTTCAGGAGCAGGTTCTGGCTCTGGTTCAGGCTCTGGAGCAGGCTCAGGAGCGGGTTCTGGTTCTGGCTCAGGAGCAGGCTCAGGTTCTGGGCTTGGTTCAGGTTCAGGTTCAGGAGTTGGCGCAGGTTCTGGAGCAGGCTCAGGCTCTGGAGTTGGTTCAGGAGCAGGTTCAGGTTCGGGTGCTGGCTCTGGAGCAGGCTCTGGAGCAGGCTCAGGTGCAGGTTCTGGCTGAGGCTCAGGAGTAGGCTGTGGCAAAGGTTCGGGTTGTGGTTGTGGCTCTGGTTGTGGGGCTGGTGTTGGCTCTGGTTGTGGTACGGGAGTTGGTTCAGGTGTTGGCTGAGGCTGAGGAGTAGGTTCTGGTGTCGGAGTTGGTGTTGGGGTTGGTTCTGGGGTGGGCGTCGGCGTTGGTTCTGGTTGTGGCGTTGGTGTTGGTTCTGGTGTTGGAGAAGGAGTAGGTGTTGGTTCAGGAGTCGGTGTTGGAGTTGGCTCAGGTTGAGGCGTAGGCTCTGGCGTTGGAGTTGGCTCTGGGGTTGGTGTAGGTGTCGGAGTAGGTTCAGGAGTAGGTTCAGGAGTAGGTGTTGGTGTAGGAGTTGGTTCTGGCGCAGGTGGCGGAGTCGGCTCAACGACTGGTTCAGGAGTTAACTCAATAGGAGCGGTAATCTGAGTAACACCTGCTTGTTCAAGAGTAACTACAGTTCCGTTTTGTAAACGAGCACCTGTACGTTCATCACCTAGCAACCGTCCTTCCACAGAGTATGTGTAAGACACGTTTCCATCTGTAAGGATTTGTCCAGTAATAACAATCTGTGTGGTCTCACCAGTCATAGCACCGTAGGGGCGATACTTTCCATCTACTTGGAATCCACCTTCTGAAGTTCTGATGATGAAGTGCGTATCTGTCATGTATCCAGGCAAGGCCCACCAGTCACGGGATTCAATTGAAATAGATGGAGTGTTTGGGTATGTGTGAAAAGTGTTGTCGGGTTGACCAAAGGTAATTACAGAGTTAGTTGTTGCGTAAATATCTGTGTATTGAACTCCATTGTATAGAACTGGGACAGTGATTGGGATTCTGTAAGACGTATCGTCTCCGCCAGGTGTAACTGTTTCAACTACTACAGGCGGCGGAGTGACAACGGGAGGAGCAACAGGTGCAGGGGTTACTACTAATGATGTTGTTGCTACTATTGGTTGTGGCTCTGGTGTGGTTGTACTTGGTGCTGGTTCAGTTGAGACGACAGGTGCAGGCAAAGGAGTTGGTTCAACGGTTGCACTCGGAGAGGATACAGGAGTTGGTTCGGAAGTTACAGAGGGAGCGGGAGTTGGTGACGCAGTTGGCTCAGGAGAAGGAACTGGTGTTGGCTCAGCAGATGGAGTTGGAGAAGGTGAAGCAACGGGTGCTGGATCTGGAGATGCAGTTGGAGCAGGCTCAGGCGAAGTTGATGTGGAAGTAGTAGCGTCATCTGCAAGAGCAGGAGTTATCGATAGGAGCAGAAATAAAAATCCTGTTCCCATAATAAAGTAAATACGATTTGCGAATCCAGATAGTGCTGCGAATATACGCAGTGATTTCAAGTGATCCCCTCGGATAACTATAGTGCTCTCCCACTAGAGTTGAATTATAGCGCCTTACCTTCTTTTCGTATTACGAACTTAGATGCAACATTTTGTGAATTAACAGACTCGCCTTGTACGCCTCTACCACGATTAGCCCATGACACAACACTTGGTTCTGCTTTTGACTTATAACCTAAGTTTGCATTAAAACCAAACTCTTGTTTACGTTGTTTTCTATTTGGATTAACAGTCAGTGATTGTCGGTTTAGTTGTGGGACGCGATCGCTCATGTTCCTAGTCCTCCAATAAACCCTGCAGCAGTTCCGCCATTTCCTGCGCCATTAGTAGCCTCAGCAGATTTAGTTCCACGCTTCTTTGGTTGTTCTAACTTTCTACCTGTTGCATGTGGATCAGTACCCGCAGTCAGTGTTCCAACTCTGTTTGGATAACCCTGGAACCAGTACCCTTCACCAGTGTAGCCAGGCTCACGACGTCGACTAAAACGACGACGTTGTTTTTGCTCAGTGCTTTCTGACTTACCAAACTGTGTAGATAAATTTCTCAAGTTCTTTCCTTCCGCCGTAACACGACTTCCCACAGAGTAACGACCATAAGTACCACCAGGACCACCAAAAAGTCCTTTACCAGTTTCATATCTTTCTGCCATAGTTGAACACTCCTTCTGGATCGTAAACAACTAATGCTGATGCAACAAGTTTGTTACTCATCTCTCGACCATGATGACCACAGAAATAAAGTTCACCATTTGCAAGTGTTGCTCTGACTAACGCCTGTGCTCCACACTTGTCGCAACGATCCAGAGCAGACATCGGCTCATGAGCAGTTGCAGTTGTTGTCATTAGAAAAACCCTGGCTTGGCTATAGGCGTGTGTGCACCAGGAGCGTATTGATTCTGCTGACCAGAAATCTTTTGAACCTGTTTCTCGTCGAACTTTGGGTCTCTTGGCATTGCACCAGCAATAGTTATACTGCGTTGCGGTGAGAACTGCTCCATAGAAAGGTTCTGGTTCATGTTCCTATTTTGCCCCTTATCGGCCTCGGTGTAAGGACATAATAGCGGGATGGATGATGCCGCCTACATTGCAAAGTTTTCTTGTAGTGTATGCGGCAAACGATACGTAGTAATGACCCTCGCAAGAGATTGCGAAGACGATCACATGGAGGAAGACTAGTGCCTAGATACGAGTACTCATGCATTCAGTGCGATTTAGATTACGAAAAAGAGCGTAACATCACTGAGGCAGATCCTGGGTATCACTGCGACAAATGCGGCTACGCTCTTCAGCGTGTGTTTAACTCTTTCGGCCTCTCCTTTAAAGGTGGAGGCTTCTACTCAACTAGAGACTAGTTGTACTCTGGGTCGTCTTCTTTTGCAGGAGCAGTTTTAGTTTTCTTGTCTGATGCTTGACGGCTTTCGACTTCTACATCTGCAACTGTCTTTGCACCCTTGTCAACTGCAGAGAACGCTGCGTTGATCTCATCAAGAGACAATTTTCCATCGTCCATAAATGCACGGGCTAACTTCTCCACTACCGCTGCTACTGCTGTAAGACCAGCAACTGTCACCGCTGTGAGTGTGTCAACGCCAGCGATTGCACCAGCACCGATAACTGAAAGACCGCTTGCTGCAAAAACTGCAACAATACGCATCAGTACATTGTTTAAACTCTTCATGAACATAACCTGTCTCGATTCCCCCTCAGGATTTAGTTCCTATTATCAGTCTTGTTGGATGCCCATACGTTCTAAATACAGTTCTTTTTCGCTCATTAAATATTCTTCAATGCGTTTGTACTGTATTTCTGTTTGTTCTTGGGTTGCTTGAATCTGTTCTTGTGTCATTTCTTTATTTAAATCCTTAAAAGTTTCTACGGCCAGATCTATATTGGTCTTGGCCATTGCTGCCTTGAGTTGTGCCTGCTTCCAGCAGTACTCGGCATGATCGATTTTTCTCTGCAAACGCTTATCTTGTGTTTTTGACATAGGGATAAGTGTAGGGGTAGTTTTTGCGTGCTCGTACCCAGGAGCCACTTATTCAGTTGTGTGACTAATCTAACTTACGAGTGCTGTGATCCGCATCACATACAGTTACTTATATTGCTCCTTGACTAAAAACGGCCCTGAAGTATTCATATCTAACTTCTCAGCAACTTCCAGAGCCTTCAGAGGCTTTGCACCTGCATGAAGAGCACCAATAGCGTAGTTAGAACCAGAACCTACTCCATAGATCCCGTCGGCACTCATACAGATAGAGCAGTCATCAGCAACGTCAAATACCTCGCCACCAACTGCTATGAGGAAGTTAAAGCGAGATTCATTGCCTTTTCCATCTCCCTTACCCTCACTGAAGTCATAACCATTATCCATCAAGCATTTTCTGAGAGAAGGCATCACTTTGACAATCATGAAGTGATAAATGTCTTGGAGATCTTTTGCTGTTGGTTTTGGAGGAATCCACAAGTGCTGTGCAATATCGCATGGTGAAACTTCTCCAGAACCAGCAATGAGGTAACCATTGCGTTCTGTAATCTTTTCCATTTTAGGATGGTGGTAAATGCGACCGTCATCACCAGTTACTTGATTGTCGGCAGCAAAAACAACTTTGTCTTCGTACTGCACCGCTACGATCGTTGTCATAACTACTCCCTAATAGAAGAACCCCCCAAGGATACCATCAGGTATCTGTGGAGGGTTCCAAGTCTAAAATGTCCGATTAGAGTAGTTTGACCAATTCTGCCCATGTCTTAGGGCCGATGATGCCATTTGAGTCCACTAAGTCGTTATTGTCCTGGAATGCAACAACTGCCTTCTTGGTTGCTGGACCGTAATCGCCGTCTGTAGCCAATCCTAGAGCCTCTTGAACGATCTTGACAGATTCTCCCTTTGCACCAGGCTTGATCTGTCCTGGGAACGCTGGAGCCTGTGCAACAGGCACGTCTACGTTTACCTCGTTGCCCTTGTAGTTAGGACGACCCCAACCAACGATGGAGACTAGAACCTTCTTCTTGTTGGTCTTGAATGCACGGATCTGGTTGCAGACTTCGCCACCATTGCGCTGATCGCCTCGCTTCTTGCCCGAAGTGTTTCCTTCGATAGCAGTAACAACGCCATCAGAGTCAATACCTGTGCAGATACCTACGTGCGAGATGCGATTGACGCCGTCTCCTGGGAAATCAAAATACAGGATATCTCCTGGTTGTGGTGACTGACCGCAATCTGCATCAAACCATGTACCCATCTTCTTAAATGCTGCCGCTCCTGCAACAGTAGAGACAGTATTAGGAATCTTTACGCCAGCCATGTGGCCACACCACATGACAAAACTTCCGCACCATGGTAAAAAGTTTGCCTTAGTAAAGGCGCCGTACTTGGTCTCATTGTCCTTAGGGCCTTCAATAACCCCAACTTCTTTCTTTGCAACTTCGATGATTGCCGCTGCTGTGCCTTTGTCAGCCATTGTTTCTCCTAGCCTGGAATAGTGTCATTAAATTTGTCGAGAGGAATTCGCCACGAATTCTCTGGAGCATAATGATACTCGTACTTTGTGCACTCTTCAGTAGGAAGCCAGCCATAAACCTCAACCTCTGAGTAGTAGTCGCGGTCTAGGACTCGTGCCCCTACCAAGATCACCCCTGGCCTGATGTCCTTAGGAAATACTGGGATCTCATCCTTGGTACGAACTGACTTGACTTCATAGCACGGCATTACATCAGGGAAGTCTTTTCTGAAGTAGTGCTCTTCATTGGTGTAAAAAGGGAATGTAAAAGGCTGCTTGTATAACTTGGCAACTGCATACTCTGCAACGATAGTTCGTACATTTGCTGCAATCTCTGGCTCTAGGTACTTCTTGTTCTCGCCTGCATAGTTAGGGCGATCAACACTGCCAAACTTGATCATCCATCGGTTCAATGCAATATCTGCACATGCACGAACTTCCTCTTTAGATAAGTTAACTATGTGACTCATGAATAGTCTTTTTCAATAATGACATACCAATGTATAAATGTAATGCTTAATGACTTTTCTCTTGGGTAAAACTCAACCGCAAAGCCCCAGCCATCACAGACACCGCCCTTTAACCAACCTTTTGTAAAGTACCTCATGGTCGTGACGTTCTTTCAAGATAGTCAATAACATCGCACTCTTGATCACAAAGATCTAAAGTGATAATGTCTGCGATAATGTCTGCTCGAATTGACTTAATGATTGCTCTAGTCAGTTGAGCCTCAAAGTCTAACTCTAGGTCTACGTACCTAACCCACGGCTTGCGTAGTGTGTATGGTCCAATCTTCATCGGCAATACCAGCAGTAGTAAGGTGTTCGTAACTCATCTTTGTGGATGATAGTTACTCTGCTACAATGAGCACAAAGTGCCTCTACTTCATCTTTTTTCATACTTCTCCTCGTATTACTTTCAGTACCCACTCCATCGCATTAAATACAGCGTACTCAGTGTCATCTACTGGAGGTAGAATTTTCTCTAGTTCATCTTCAATACGTTGTGCAATCTCTTCACGTATTTCTTTTTCTCTATATTCCCAAGTCTTCTCCATCATGCACGACCAAAGTCATCTTCAAGGCGCACAATGTCATCTTCGCCAAAGTAAAGTCCCAATTGTGTTTCAATAAAGATTAGGTCTTCTTCTCCAGTATTAGCAATACGGTGAGCGATACCTTGTTCAATAATAAATGCATCTCCACCAAGTGCCATAGATTGAATGCCATCTAGTGTTACGGTGCCAGTTCCAGAGACAATTACCCAATACTCTGAGCGTTGTTCATGTGTCTGATAAGAGAGGCGTTGACCAGGATGCACGACGATGCGCTTTACCTGGTGAGTGTCAGATGTTGTTAGTACTTCGTATGTTCCCCAAGGGCGGTCTGTAATCATGCCCCGACCCTATCACAGGTTATTCTTCTTCTGGTTCTGCCTTACGAGGTGGGACCTTGCCACCGACCTTGCGTGCCCAGGCATCGCCCTTGTCAGTTCGGAAGGTGGAGTGTTGCGGAGACTTAATGCCTGTGTCGCCAGCGAGTTTCGTTGCCTTCTCATACATAGAGGTTGCAACACCTAGCCCTTGCATGCGCCCGATCACGTTGATGTTGTCAATCTTGCCACTCTTCTTGTGCCAGTCCATGTGACCTAGGTAAGAACCTTCTGAGTCACGAGCCTCCATAGTATGAAGGCTAGGGTGCTGCTGA